TACTTGGATCTGGTGCATTGATAGAGATAGACCAAGAGATTATGTTAGTTACAGCAGCTAACACATCTACTAGAACATTGACAGTTGCTAGAGGTTATCAAGGTACAACTGCTGCAACTCACGCTGATAAAGCAAATATATTTGTTAATCCAACATTTCCTCGTAAATCTGTATTTGATGCAGTAGCAGACAACATAGTTAGGTTATACCCAACTCTTTACAATGTAACTACTGTAAATGTTACATCAAACAGTACATATCAAGAAGTTCCTGCAACCACAGTAGAGGTTTTGACATCCTATGTGCAAAATGCAACAGGAGATAAGTTTACTTCTGCTGGTATAGAATTACTTAGAAACTTTGCACCTTCAAGCACAAATACTGCTGTTCAGTTTTACAATACATCATTGGGCAAAACAGTTTATCTAGTTGTGAAAAGAAAGTTTGTAAGACCTACTGCCGAAACTGATGATCTAGCTACTACTTGTTTTCTTGAAGATGAATATGAGCAAATAGTTATGGTAGGTGCAGTAGCAGACATTGTAGGTGCTACAGATGTAGATGCTTCAACACAAGAATTTATTACAGAGAAACTAGCAGCAGACAACTATCCAGTAGGATCAGGAGAAAGACTTAGAAATGCACTACTTAGACTTAGGTCATTGTTGATAGATGAAGCAAGAGGGAACTTGCGTTCTTTATATCCTGCTCCTGTATCAATAATGAACATAAACTATAGTGCATAATGGCTGTATTACCTTCACCTAGCAACACATCTGCACCTGAATCACAAGGGTTTGAAGCTAATTTAGATGACTTATTTCTTAGATTTGCTGTAGGTCCTGGTAGGCAACTAAATATAAACACAGCACCTTTACAGGCACAGGCGATACAGACATCAGAAACACCAGAGGATTTTCAACAGGAGTTTGGTCAGATATATTCAAGAACAGATTTTGCAGGTGGTAGTGGTTTAGACAAAGCACATCAAAGAAATGGTAAAGATACAGACTTTCAAAGGTTTTGGGATAGTAAAGGTGTTGATGTATTTAGTGGCAAAGAAGTAGGACAAGAGTATCAGGTATCTTTGTTACACGATACAGAAGATTTGTATATGGAGGAAATGGGTGGTTCTATATTTTTTGCAGATAGTGATGTACTAAAAAGAATAGATACACCTACTGCAACTTCTATATCTGTTACATCAGAAACTGCACCAAATGCAGGTAATGCAATAACAGGATTAGCAGTATTAGGTACACAACTGTATTTAGTTGCGAATGGCATTATTTACAAAAGAACTGCTGCTTCAACTTACTCTGTACATAATAATCACAAAACATTTAGCAAGATATGGTCTATGAAAGGCAGGATAGTTGCTTCTGATACTGGTGGTGATCTTTATGAAGTTACAAGTAGTAGCAACCCAACAACTATGAAAACACTTCCTACAGGCACAGAGTGGACAGATTTAGCTGATGGTGGTGCAGTTGTGTTGGGTGCAGCATCAGATGGATATATATATTCTTTTGCAGATGAATCATCATCTCTTACGCTAAAAGGTCAGACATTTATAGAGGGAGAAGTTCCAAACGCTATAGATGCAGCACAAGGATTTATTTTTTATGGTACATTTCAAAATACTGCAAGTGGTAAAATCGGCAGATTATACAGAGCAGAGATTACAAATGCCAATAGTTTGTATGTTCTTGTAAATGCACAACTAATAAAACAATGGGGTGATGGAACAACAACTCTTAATCAAGCACCATACAAAATTATATCTACTAGAGATAGTATTTTTACAGGAATAGTTGATAGTGCAAGTAAAACAAATTTGTGGAGATATTACCTACCAACAGGTGGTATAGCTAGAGATTTAGAGTTTGCAGAAAGTGGCATAGTAGAAGGTATAGCAGTATTTGCAGATACAATATTTACTACTATTTCAGGTGGTGGGTTGTATAGAGAAAGCACAAACTATGTATCTACAGGTTATATCATTACAGCTCTCGCAGACTTTTTTACATCAGAGAAAAAACAATGGGTAGGTGCAAAATTAAATACAAATGCAGTTGTATCAGGATCAGTAAAATTATTTAGTTCAACTATTCCAACAGATATTAACAATCCTAGTTCAGCAACTTGGGCAGAACAAGTATCTATATTTGCTGGTACAGGTGGTGAAGAAAAAGTAATGACACTTGTAGATGGTAGGTGGATTGCAGGTAAAATAGAAATAAACACAGATGATGTTACACAATCTCCAGAGATGTTGTCATTTGCTATTAGAGGTTTCCAACTTGTCAATGACTTGGTCGTAGATATGCCTATAAATATATCTGACCAAATAGAAAGACCATTTAGAAAAGCTCTACGAGTGCAAGGTCAAGGAGATTTAGTGTATCAAGCACTTCGTAACAAAGAAGGTAAAAATGTGCAATTAGAGATATTTAGACCAGATACATTATTACGAGGTATAATAGAAAATGTTAGTAGTCCTATAGAGGAAATTAGTCCTAGAGGCTCTGTAACTATGTATTGTTTGGTAAGATTTAGAGGTAGTAAAGTAATACAAACTTCAACATCTGGAGTAGGATTAGGAATAGAACTATTAGGAGTAGGTAGATTAGGATAGAATGACAGCAAGAGAAACTAACTTATTAAATGCTTTTGAAACAACTTTAACAGGCACTATTGGTGCATCAGATGTAGTATTTAATGTCAACTCTGTTGTTGATTCTGCTGGAAATCAAATACAAGCAGATAGTTATTTAGTTTTAAACCCTGATAGTGCAACAAATAGAGAAGTTGTATTAATATCTGCTGTAAACGCTAGTTCTAAACAATTAACAATAAGTTCTGTTAGTGATAGATATTTAACAGGATCAGCAGCTACTTCAGGTTTATCACACGCTTCTGGTTCTGTTGTAAGAATGGCACCACTCCAACAACACATAGAGGACATAAATGACAGAGTAGATACAATAATTAACGAAGCAGGTACAGCAGTAAACACATCTTTGTTTTTAGATGAAGATGATATGTCATCTAACTCTGCTACCAAAGGTGTAACACAGCAATCAGTCAAAGCGTATGTAGATACACAACTTACAGCAGAGGATTTAGATACAGCAGGTAACTCTGGCACAGGTTCAGTAGATTTAGATTCTCAATCGCTTACAGTATCTGGTGATGGAACAATACTTAGTTCTACAGCTAGTGGTCAAGGTATAACTTTTTCTATTGCAGATGCAAGTACATCAGCAAAAGGTGCTGCAAGTTTTTCATCAGATAACTTTTCTGTAACATCTGGTGCTGTAACTATAAAAGATAGTGGTGTAAGTAATGATGAATTAGCTGGATCTATTGCAAATGCAAAACTAGCAAACTCATCTATAACAGTTTCTGATAGCGAAAGTACACCAAACACAAGCCCTGTAGCTTTAGGTGGTACATTAACATTTGCAGGTACAGCCAATGAAGTAACAGTATTAGAAAGTGCAGGAACAGTAACAATAAGTTTACCATCATCTATTACTGTAAATGTTACAGGTAATGTAACTGGTAATGTATCAGGTAGTTCTGGTTCTACAACTGGTAATGCAGCTACTGCAACAGCATTAGAAACTGCAAGAACAATAGGTGGTGTATCATTTGATGGTACAGCTAACATAGATTTGCCTGGTGTCAATACAGCAGGTAATCAAAATACATCAGGCAACTCTGCAACTGCAACAGCATTAGAAACTGCTAGAAATATTGGTGGTGTGTCATTTGATGGTACAGGCAATATAGATCTGCCAGGCGTGAATACTGCTGGTAATCAAAACACAACTGGTAGTTCAGCATCTACAACAGGTAATGCTGCAACAGCTACTGCTTTACAAACAGCAAGAAACATTGGAGGAGTATCTTTTGATGGAACAGGTAATATTGATTTACCAGGTGTCAATAGTGCAGGAAATCAAAATACTTCTGGAACAGCAGCAGGATTATCTGCAACATTAGCAGTAGCTAGTGGTGGTACAGGTGCTACATCAATGACAGATAAAGCAGTTGTAATTACACAAGATAGTGGAACAGATACTTTATCTTCTGTAGCTATGGATGCAAATGGTGAACTACTTATTGGTGGTACATCAGGACCAGCAGTCGCAACTCTTACAGCAGGTGATAATATAACAATTACTAATAGTGATGGTGGTATAAGTATTGCTGCATCAAGTGGTGGTGGAATTACAGAAATAGATAGTTTTACAATTACCTCTAATGTAACAGGAAATGGCGATTTGACTTCAAATTGGCAAAGAAGTACTGCTAGTGGGTTTGCTAAATTAGGTACAGGTATGGCAGAAACAGGGGGTATATTTACATTCCCAAGCACAGGTTTTTATGAAGTAGAAGCAATCATATTTTTTGAAAGCAGGTCTGCTGCATTCCCACAGATAGGAATTCAAGTTACAACTGATAACAGTTCATATTCTACTGCACTTACAATTTTTGGTGGTGAAAGAGCAAATCAAGGTGGTACAGGTGTAACACATAGTGGAACTACATTTGTTGATGTTACCGATACAACACAAGTAAAAGTTAAATTTACTTCTGCAAATTTAAACAGCACTAATTATATTGACCAAAGTAATACATTTTTTAATTTTAAGAAATTAGGAGATACATAATGTTACAAAAAGCACTTGGATATTTTAACACAGACATACAACAATGGTGGGGTTGGAAAAATTTAGAAGATGGAGAAGTATATTCTAATATTAAATTAAATGATGAAACTGCTGTTATGCCTACTGAGGAAGAAGTAAATGCAAAGATTGCAGAACTAACAGTAATTGAAAATAGACAAAATGCTTATGCTTCTATTTCAGATCAATTAGATATGCAGTATTGGGATAGTGTAAATGGCACTACAACTTGGAAAGACCATATAGCAAAGGTTAAATCAGACAACCCTAAACCTTAATAAAAAATCCTATGATACAATCGTATTATGGATTCACTTATATATTTACTTTTGATTGCTCTAGTTATAGAAAACTATGGCAATTTGTATAAATTTTTAACAGGTAAATCTACTAAAGAACCATATTATTACAAAAAAACAGATCCTTGGAACTGGCAAGATGATTGGGATAGAGATGACATCTTATAACGGCAACGGCTTTACACAGAAAGAAATGTTGAATTTGATATTAGAAGGACAACAAGACATAAATAAACGCATAGATGAATTACACGAAAAAGTAAATCAAAAGATTTCAAGACAAGAACTAAGTGGGTGGCTTGTAGCCATATCTGCATTGGTGGTGCTTATAAATAATTTGATGTAATGTTTCGTTTATTACTGTCTGTCCTTTTACTAATACCAATACCTTTACTTGCCAATGAAACTGAAAATATTGTTACAGAAACATTTGATAATCAAGAGATAAATACTGATATTACATTTGTGTATGGAGCTAGTGATACAGTTGTAAGTGCTGCTACTACACAAAATCCAGAATGTGCCAATCTAAATGAGCAAGGTCTTATAGGTATAGAAGATATGGATTGTTTTGCTGGAGAATACTTTGGTAATGATAGATACCAACTAGGTATAAGAGGTAGTTCAGACAATCTTACTATTGCATTTCCAAACGAACCTTACGAAGTTGGTTTTAATTATGGTGCTATTGATCAAGAAGGTGGCGTATCAGGTGTAATATATTATGACAATGGTGGATCAGAAAACTTTACATTAGATGTAAATACTGATATGACAGTAGCAGGTAGTAAAGTATTTGCAGTAGCAGAGGGTGTAGATACATTTATTACAGAAATAGTTATAGAAGGAATTACTGATTGGTGGCTCATAGATAATGTATACTATAAGTATGATATACCTAATAACACGCCTCCTAGTACGACAACAACTAGCACAACCTTACCCAAAGCAGAGGATGTCGTTGAGGATGGTATTACAACATATTTGGCGTGGGATGAAAATGGTTGCGAACACCCTGACAACCCTCTTTCGTACAAAGAATACTTGGAGGCAGTAGAAAGTGGAGATTGGTTCGGTTATCAAAATGGTGATTGCTCTGACATACCTGATGTCGTTACTATTATTGTCGCAGAAGAAGAGGAGATAGAAGAAGATGAAACAGAAAAAAATCTTGATATTGACCCTGAACAAACTGGCCAGGAAGATGAGATTGAAGAACTTACAAATGAAGAGATACAAGCTATTGAAGCAGAAATACGAGCTGAAGAAGAACGACTAATTCAAGAACAACTTGATGCAGAAAAACAAGCCGAAATATTATTAGAACTAGAAGAAACTCTGATTGTTTCAAAAGATTTGTCTGAAGAAGAACTAGAAGAATTTGTAGATATAATTATAGAACTTGAAGAAACTCTTGAAGAAATAGAAATAGTAGAGGAAGTTATAGAGTTAGACATACCTGAAGATATAATTGTAATAGATATAGAGGAAGATAAGGTTATAGAGGATGACATTGTTATTGTGGTGGAAGATGAAGAAGTTATCGAGGAAGTTTTGGATGAGCCAATACAGGAAGATGTTGAGGAGGAACCTGCAAAAGAACTTTCTGAGGAAGAAGTCGTTGTCGCAGTATCTGAAGTTGAAGAAATCGTTGAGGATATTGTCGTTGAAGAAGCTACCACCGAAGAAGTCGTAGAAGTTCTTGAAGAAGTTAATGATGTTGGTGTACAAAATTTAGATAAAGCTACTGAAGAAGTACAGGAAATAGTACAAGCTGTTGTTGAAGAGGCAATTGAAAATGTTGAAGAACTTACACAGGAGCAAGTTGAGGTTGTTGCTGATGTACTACAAGTTGAAACTGAAGATGTTGCTATCGTTGCAGAGGCGATTAAATCAGATGAAGTAGTTGCTGAAGCAGTAGAGGAATATGTAGAGAGAGCAGTAGAGAACGCTGATGTAGAGGATTACACACTTGCTGATGTTGTTACAGAGGTACAGTATGAAGCATTTTTAGAAAATCCAATAGAAGTATTAGTAGATTTTGACAATATAACAGAGATAAATTTATCAAACATATCTAATGATATGACACAAGATCAAAAAGAAAAAGCACAAGAAGTCGTAGTTCCTGTAATCTTGACTAGAATAGCTAGTATGGCTGCATTTATATTTAGGAGAAGCTAATGATTAAGAAGTTATGGTCTTGGTTAGTAACGATAATTAAAGAAACACTAAATCTTAGTTGGACTTTAGTTGGTTTAGTTATTGCAACACTTACACTAACTGGTTCTGCCCAGCAAATCACAGGTTTAGCGACTATAATAACTTTAGGTATATGGTTATTGACCATAGGTTTTAGAAAAGGAGATTAAATGGACTGCTGTGGTAGTGGTTGCTGTGGTGGTTCTTAATGTGCATATCATATATTGATGATAAGGGAACTCACATTAATATATGTAATTGCAAGTTTGGAGGTATAGGTGAAATTACAAGTTGTTAGAACTCAATTTGGTAAAGATGCAACAAATGGTTTGTTGTTTGTAAATGGTTTATTTGAGTGTTATACATTAGAGGATCAATACCAAGCAGTAAAAGTTATGCACGAAACCTGCATACCTGAAGGAACATACGACATAAAATTTAGAACTGTTGGTGGTTTTCACGAGAAATACAAGAAAAGATATGGTAATGAACATTATGGTATGTTGCATTTGCAAGATGTACCTAACTTTACTTACATACTTATACACGCAGGAAATACTGATGAATCAACGAGTGGTTGTTTAATTGTGGGTGAAACACAACAAGATTTAGACCTGAGTGATGATGGATTTATAGGTCATAGTGGCGTAGCATACTCAAAATTATATAAAAAAGTAGCAAGAGAATTATTGTTAGGAAAGAGTGTAACAATAGAGTACACAACAATAACTAAATTATTAGAAAAACCTTTAGATATATCATCTAGCACAGACATAGGTGTCGCTAAAGATGTTATGGAGAAACTTGAAGAAATAAATGGTAATGTTATACAGACACAGACAATGTTGAGAGGTAGGATCATTAGATAATGTTTGAGAGATATAAAAGAGCAAGAAACCAGGATGGTACATTCAAGAAGGATGTATGGTGGACACCTTGGTCTGATTCGTGGGAGTATAAAATGAGCGAAGATCTCAAAGATATGCTTGAAAGGACCTTTTGGACCTTTGTGGAAGCATTTCTCGGAGCGTTAGTCGTAGCACCACTAGCAGGAGTTGAAGCAGAAACACTTCAACTTGCAGCATTAGCTGGTGGTGGAGCTGCATTAGCAGTAGTAAAAACTTACGCTAAAAAACAAATCACTAAATAGATAATGTCCTAATTCCTGTGTATAATTGGCACAACAGAAAGGGCTGAATATGACACAGGAACTAGGTAATAATTATTATAAATCAGGGTGGCAACCTTCCATAGAGTTTGATGAATCAACAGGCAAAGGTGAGATAACCTATGTTGGTACAGATCCAAACTACAAGAATAAGTATGATGACATACTTAGAAGTTGGGGTTTTGACCCTAAATATTACGAAATACAAGGCACAGTTCGTGCTAGTAGCTGGGAAGGACAGCTGAAAGGTGGTAGAACAACCACCTTTTTTGCATTTAAGGGGGTTGTAAAGCGTAAAAACCCTGCATTAGACCAGTATTTTGACAAACTTGTTAAGGAGTACAGTAGAAAACCTAAGTTAAAAGACACAGATTTTGGTGGAGATACTGCTTTTATATGGACAATGGCTGATTGGCAGTTAGGTAAAGCTGATTATGGCGTTGAGAATACCCTTAAACGCTACGAGGAAGCTCTTATTAAGGGGGTAAATCAGGTTAAGGCACTACGCAAGACAGGTACAGAGATAGATGAGATATACCTATTAGGATTAGGCGACTTGACTGAGAACTGCGATCAATCTTTCTACAGTTCTATGCCTTTTAATGTAGAGTTATCGCTATCACAACAGTATCAATTAGCCAGGCGTATGATTATGAAAACTATTGATACATTTTTACCACTTGCAGACAAGATAACTGTGTGTGGTATAGGTGGTAATCACGGAGAGATGACCAGATCAGGCAAAGGTCAAGTATTATCTGATAGATTAGACAACTCTGATATGATGCACTTTGAAGTAGTCAAAGAGATACTTGCACAGAACGACAGATACAACAA